CCTCACGCTGACTGGCAGTGTGAATGAAACTGCAAAGCTGCTGCTCAAGGCAAAAGCGCAGAAAGCCAATCTGGAACGCTACATCAGCGATCTGCAAACTGAGATCATGGATCACATGGGACTGCATGCTGCCGCCTTCGTCACTGATGGTGATGAGCGTATAGCACAGATTACATGGCCTATGACGCCAGCGCGCAAAGAATACACCGTCAAGGCACGCGGAGCAGAGCGTGCGAAATCTCTGAGGATCAAGGAATTGAACAATGACTAACGTGCTACCCACGCCGCGACAGGCTGATCTGTTGCGCTTCATTCGCAGCTACATCGAGGAGAACAACGCAGCGCCGTCTTTTGATGAGATGCGCGCCGGGATCAACAGTGCCTCGAAGTCGCGCATCCACCAGCTTCTCGATGGGCTTGAGGAGCGCGGATACATCACGCGCCTGCGCTACCGATCCCGCGCGCTCAATTTGACAGACGAGGGCTATGCGCTAAAATAGGCGCGTTCTCACTTTTGTGTTTCCTCCCTACTGAGGCGGTGTTTCGGCATCGCCTCTTTTTTTGTTCAAAAAAGTTCACATTAGGTGTTGACCCTTGAATCAGGCGGGCGTACAAGTAGTCATCAACCTAAACAAAAGGGAACACAGACATGACCAACCTGACCGAAAAAGAAACCGCCATGATCGCCGCCTTCATCCGCGAGGGCATCGGCTGCACCGGCGCGAGCAGCGCGGAAGAAATGTTGTGCGACAACATGACTTGGATGAGCGCCACGGACCTCTGCGACACGCTCGGCTGGAACAAGCAGGAAGTCGGCGGCGTAATGAGCGCCCTGCAAGAGAAGGGGCTGATCGTCGACAGTGGCGAGAGCGCCCGCGAGGCCCGCGACAGCGACTGGTACGCCAGCAACAAGGCGATCAAAGAATTTTTTCACATCTGCGCCCCCATCCGCGCAGCGTAATTAGGATCGGGCGGCGCAGTAGCGCGTCGCCCACAACCTTCTCAGGAGAACCACACATGACACCCGCACAGAAAGATTTCCTCGACAACCTCACCATCGAGCGCGCGCAGAAGTTAATTGCGAAGTTCGATTCTGACCCAGCCGCTGCCGACGCAAAGAGCGCGGACGCATTTCACGCTTTTCGCGTTTGCTGGGAGTTCCTGAATCCCGGTGAATATATCCAGCGTCACTGTGCGGCAGGCAGTACCCATTATAATTTCGTTAGCATCTAACAACGCAACACACAGGAGAACACAGACATGAACACCACTGACCGCATAGCCCAGATTGAAGCCAACATCGCCGACCTTGAAGCGCGCATCGCGCGCGGCGAGCGTCGCCCCAGCATGACAAGCATGCATGTATCCCGCGGCCGTTTCGTGCGCGATGACGAACTTGAGCGGTGCCTCAACGCTAATCGCCTCGCGCTACGGCAGGCAATCAACGCGGCTCGCTAACGATGGCAAACTTCGCACAGGTAAATCACGCGATCCGCGCCCGCTTCCCCAAACTCGACATCGAGGCGGTGCGCGGCGCGGGATACGTTTACTTCGCTGGAGACGACGCGGAAGGCATCGAGAGCATCTACGCGCATCCTGCGTCAACGCCAACGCCGCACATGATCCGCATGGCAATCGAACACATCAACGATGCGTGCGCTTGATTAAGTGACTCAGCGCTGTCTCCCAGCTATCGTTCTCATAGCCGGGAGACAACATGGTGTTTGCCGGGACGCGCTTGGTTAGATGCCCGTTTAGTTCGCCCACCGCAATGAACACGGCTTTCCTTGCATCAAGCGCGACGAGCGCAACCACATCACAGTCGTTAAGCGTCAGCGTTTGCTTCTGCCCGCCCTTGCAGACCTGCCATTGGTAGCCCTGCCCAGCGCGCTGCACGATGCGTGTCGTCTTGACCTGCACACGCATGATGTCGCGACCGCGTGTCGCAATGATGTCGTATCCCTCAGTATCGACAAGCGATGCTGCCCATCCATATGAGCAGATGATCGAGCAGGCCAGATACTCGCCAGCCGCGCCGATTGATTTGGAACTAGGCAAGCGCCTCTAGCCGTGCCGCGTGACGCTCTGTGCGCTGTGGTGTCTGCCGATATAACTTGCTGTTGCGAAGCTGCGCTGCTGCCTCTTTCCAGTCGCGCGCCTCAATCGCCGCGTGATGCCGCACGAACTTTGAGTAGCGCGGCATCCCAAGCTGAAACGCCAGCGAGATGATCGTGATCTGCGCGTCCCCCGGCATGTCGTCGAGGTCAGGGTGCAGCCACATCGCATCGCTGATGGCGTACTTCACGTCTCGCTCGAACAGTTCTGCGACACGCTCCTCGCTGACAGGCGCGCCGACCGGCCAGCCGTATTCCGCGTCGCCCTCAATAATCAGATGCCCGATCCCGCATGTCGGCTTGTCGAGGTGGTCGAGATAGACCGCATGGACGCAGCCCTCGTCTTGCTCAAGCAGATCACGCAGACGATCTATCATTTGCCTTGCCCGCGATACCGCTTAAACGAGCGGCGCTTGTGTTTGTTTTTCGGCTTGCTGTGTGACGATGCACCGATGCTGGTGCGCTTCTTCACCTTCACCGCCGTGTAAGTGCTGAGTCCGATTGCGTTGCGTGACATTACTTCTTCACCGCCTTGACGACGCCAGCGACAAGTGCGGGCGCAGTGTTCTTGAGCGCGCTGATGCCCCAGACGCCGCCGACCATCGCGCCGTACATCTGGATGTACCATTCAGGCATGGCGCTGAGAGCCAACGTGAAGTACGCCTCAACCGCAAGCGGATCGAACAACGCCCAAACGAACGGTGCGGAGAACATTGAGAACGAGATGCGACGCAGCCACTTGTCCTTGTCGGTAAGGTTCGCCATCTCCCAGTCATGGTTGTTCGACTGCTTGTCGCGCAGCAGGCGGGCGCGGTTCTCCTTCTCAGCCTTCTTAATTTCCTGCTCAGACATGACGTAATCTTTGACGCCATTCACAACAGGACCAATCAGCGTCCCGATCAATCCAATCATTTATCGGCCTCCAGCAATTTAATCCGCACCTGTAGATCGTGGATTATGTGCATGAAATCTTCGCGCATCTGTTGCCTCGCAATGCTGTTAGCTGGCGACGCCACGATCTCGCCTTGCGGCGTGACCAACAGCATGAGATATCCTTCGGTCTTTTGCAGCCTGCTTTCGAGTTCGTTTAAACTGGTGATGAGGTACCCAACAGCGGCGAACAGAATAGGTGCCAGCGCCGTCAGGATGGATTGCGTATTGAAATTCACCGCCCCGTCCACCGCTTAACCGTGTCGGTCTCCCAGATGCGCAGCGCCAGCCAGATGATTGACAGCAGCGCCGCGACATCGGGCAGGATAGCGAGCCATGATCCCAGCCCGCCAGCGACCGCCGCCACGTCGATCCCGCTTTTCATTTCGTTGGTCATCACGCGGCTCCGTCTCGCTTAATTTTGCCCACCATGCTCGGCGCAGTACACCATTGTCCGCCACGGTCGAAGAACACAGTCCATGTGTCGCGCCCTAGATAGAAGCGCATCCCTACGCCGCCGCTGGTTTCGCCCCGCCACGCAAGTTCCTCGCCCGCATTGCGCGCTGCCTCATCCGCCGCCGCCACATCCGGCACGCACGCAATCTGCTGCTGTGCAGCGAGCGGCGTTGCAAACAGGCACGCGGCAATGACGAGCGCGCCGCGCATCACCAACCAGCAGGAAGTTTCTGCACCACGGGCGGATCGCGGTCGTCAGCAATGCGCTGCGCGAGAGCCGCCTGAATATCAGCCTCGCTCATGTCCAGCTTGTCGATCACCCACGCGACGACCTGATCCTTGGTCAGCACGTCGAACGCAACGAAGCTGTCCGCGTCCGGCGCGTCGAGGCCGACAGAACCGTAAGCCGTGGCCGACAGATCGTCGGTGTCGTCGTGCGCGTTCACGCGCCAGTGCACCTGCTTGGCGACATCGCTCATGCCGTCTTCGCTTTTTGCGGTGTCGATGGTCTCGATGACCCATGTGTAGGTGATAGCCATGTTTATTCCTCAGTTGCTTCTGCTTGCGGCATGTCCACAGCCGCGTTGAGTGCCTGCACCACTTCCATCAGAGCCGGTGCCTCGTTGCCCTTGATGTCGATGCGAGCAAGGAAGGCAAGGGCGTTATCGACGATGCGCTTTTCCATCAGGCTGCTACACCCTCTTCAACGGCCCAAGGCAGCGGTGCGGACTCCGGTGCGGCAACTGCGTTGGCAAGCTGCTGCGCAAGGTCGGCGTCCGTGCGGTCAAGGGATGTGGTCTCGACACCATCAGCATCTTCAGCAATTCCGTTGCTCGCCTCGAACGCTTCTACCCACCCGATCACGTCCGCTTCTGTTACGTCAGCAAGCGGAACGAAAGGCGAGGACAATTCATCAGGTGTCCAGTTCACAACCCGTGCGTCCTGCACCGTGTTGGTGCCATCCGTTGCGATACGAGACGCGCTGATCTGCACGATCACACCGTCCGATCCATCAACAGGCTCGGGGTGCGTTGCGATGGAATTAATATTCCATGAATAAGTTACGGTCATTTTTGTTTACTCCTAAATTGTTCCGTCATGCAGCAACTTGTAACGATTGCCGTTGATTTTGAGTTCGACGTACTGGTTGCCAGCGCCAGCCGAACCAGTGCCGCCCGTGCTGCCGGTAGTGGTGTTTATCTCCAACAAGTCTCCGTTTGTGACGTTACCCAGCACCATTGTCTGTGTGCCGTTCATAACCAATTCGACACCGCCGGACACGCCGTTGAAGTTCAACCCGTAGTTTGTGCCATCGGACAACTGCAACGCTGATCCCAATGCGGCTGACTGAATATTTAATCTTGGTGTGCTGGCACTGGCACCAATTCCTACGTTTGATGAACTATTCCACTCAAGAGCCTTAGCGCCACCAGCAACCAGCGCACCAATGTCAGCAGATACCCAGCCCATGCCGGTGTCTGGATCGGCTTTGCTCGGAACCAGAGTTGGGTTGGTGGATGTAGCAGCCTCGTTCAGCATTGCGGGGCCGGACGCAGTAGTAACGTCTATGGTTAATCCAGATGTAACTGTAGAAGTGTTAATGGTTAGACGCCCACCGCCGCCTGTTGCAAACGCAAGAGTGTCCGCTGCGGAGTGATAAATTCCTGTGTCAAAGTCGCTATTGAATGACAGAGCGGGCGTTCCGAATGATCCCGCCGTCAGAATGTTCACCACACCCGACCCGCCAATGGCAACGCGGTTCCCACCGTTGGTGATTAAGTGCAGGTTGCCAGCAGCAGCAGCGCCAATACCGTCACCGGGGTTAGCCCTGTTTGGAACAAGCGTCGGATTTGTTGATGTAGCAGCCTCGTTCAGCAGTGCAGGTCCGGCAGCGTTGGCAATATTTAACGCCGTAGGAGTGACGTTAAAAACCGAACCGGAGTCGTCGTCGACGTACAGAGTTCCGCCGCTGTCATATATTGTCCATGTGTCTGTTCCTGACAGACCACCGCGCCGAAATTGAAGACCGGCATTTCCTGAGTCAGAAATGATTCGCATGAAGGATGAGTTTGCCCCGGTTTCCTCCACAATAAACTGAGGAGCGGTTCCGGCACCTTTCACATGCAATCGTGCAGATGGTCCAGATTCGCCGATGCCGACATTGCCGCTGCTGATGATGCGGACCTTCTCGCCCGAAGCGGTGTGAAACTGGATCGAACCAGTTGCCAGCAGCTTTAGAAATGCGTTGGTGTGCTGGCCGGTGATGTAGGCGTTACTGCCGCCCCAATTGATCTGTTGCGACCCAAGATCGTTGAATTGAAGGTTGCCGCCGTTGTCGAGACGCATCTTCTCGGCGGAACTCGTGGCAAAGGCCAGATAGTTGTTACCCGGATTACCGACAATCTGAACCGCATTGTTGGTGGTGTTGGATCGCCAGTAGATATTGCCGCTGTTGGTTGCGTCGCCGACATTGAATGTCATGCCGACAGTGCCGGACAGCGCCTGATTGGTGATCTGGAGATCAGCAGCAGAAGAATTGGACACGCCGAAATCAGTCGTGCCGATCTGCACTCGACCGTTTGCGCTGTCCACAACACTAAATACCGCTTGTGCACCACCGTTCAGAACGGCGAGTCGGCTACCGCCCGGGCTGCTCGTCCCAATACCTAAGTTCCCACTCGTGCCAAGCCGCGCAACCTCTGAACCGTTCACGATGAATGGGACAACATGGTTAGTGAACGACCCTATCTGAAATTGCGACCCGCCAGATGAAGCGTAAAGCCCACCCTGCACTGCGCCTCCGATAACGCGGGAGATCGTCTCGGTCGCGCTGATGCGTAGTGTGTCGGAGCCGAGAGTGGCGGTTCCAATGCCCATAGCTGGGCCGGTGCTGTCAAAATAGACTGGCGCTGCTGTGCTGCCGAACATTCGCACATCTTCGCCAGCCGCCCCTGCAAACTGCAATTCGATGGGCGAGCCACTGCGGTTTATTTGCGCGCTCGACCAGTTGATGAACCCGTCTGTCAGGGTCGTGCCTGTGATCGTCGTGCCGGTGATTGCTGCGGGGGTGGTCGCGCCGATGGTCGTGCCGTCGATGGTGCCGCCGTTGATGTCAACGACCGAAAGAACATCCTGCTCAATCGCGTTGTTAAGTTCTTCACGGCTGATCTTTTTTGTCGCAGCGCCCGAACTATCCACGACGATGAAATAGTCGTCTGCCGCCGTCGCAGAGCCAGTAATCGCATCCAGTTCTGAGATTTTTTTGTCAGCCATGCCGTTAATCCTTACCGATCTTCGCCTTCGTATGCCTCAAGCGCCGGAGAGCGCCAAGACCACCCTGACTTTGCATCGAAAGCGTCAATCGCTTCTTGGGTGTCACACGCGCGCCATTCTTTATATTTCTTGCAGAATTCTTCCTGCCGCACACTAACTACGTCTGTGTAAGCCTTGTGCAGCAATGCCTCGACGCCAGCGCGATCAAGCGTGTGACAATCGCCATCAACATCGCGCACAGAGAATTCTTGCACGCCGCCAATATACCCAATCATCAGATAGGCGAGATCATAAAACAAAAATGAATATGTGTGGTTGCCGCACGAGAATTCACTATGCGTGAATCCAAACGTGTATTCGGACATGATCTCTGCGAATTTTTGGTGCTTATCTTTCTGCATTTCTATGTCTTTATGATGTAGTTCAAGATGATTGTGGGCTGCACGTTATTGTGCGGCGTATCACTGCCGACTGTGGTGTTGGAAGCTGCAGCCACGGGGTTAGGCGCGGCGTCAGCAAATGCAGGAGTTACTGCCGAAGCAGGATTGCGCTGCGTAAATGATGGCAACTCAGCTTCAGTTAATTGGTGCGTCTCCGCGCCGCCTGTCGCGCCCAATGTGTCGCCATTCAATCCACCGCTCTGATTAGTCAGGCGATTGGCGCTACTTCCGCCCATGTCGTCCTGTCCCGCAATGACGCGCCCGCGCAAATCTGGAACATTGAATGTGCTGCCAGAGCCGCCGTAGGTATAGGCGAGCGCCGCGAACAGCGATGCATACGTCGTCGTGCTTAGAGATTGCCCATAGCAGAATAGATACCCAGAAGGCTCTGTGATTCCGGCATACGGAAAAATCATGCCCGCCAAAAGAGGCGATGCCTGCTTGACTCGCAACGGAGTCATTATCTGAGTGTTATTGACGCCAGCCTCTGCTGTGGCTTGCGACGCAACCTGCAAGTCAATGATTTTGGTGCCAGTGTTGTCGTGAATGTCAATCCCACCAGAACTAGCAGCCGTGATCGAATCAGTGATCAACTCGAAGCGACTATTTGCAACATCAAATTCGCCAACAATAACCCATGCTGAATCAGCCGCATTGCGAATTTTGAGATAATTGTTCGCCGTGTCGTTCCACCACATCCCAGCATAGGTCGTTGTCGGCGCAGTCGCGGAGCCGTTATTGGTCGCAATAGCCGCCAATGCTGAGTTTAGATCAGCGCGGAACGCTGGCGTGGTTTGGTCGTTAATCACATAATCATGCGTGGACATTTAGTACCTCACAGTCGCCGCCAACTGAGCAAGCGCTGGCGTCACTCCATCTGACGTTGATTTTAATTCTACACGAAAGCGAAATGCTCTGCCGCTGAAATCTCCAGCCTTGAACCGCTTGTAATCCGACCAAGTTGGAGAGCCCGCAGGATCATCATCTGTTGTCGAAACATACTGCAACACATTTGTGTCCGAAAAACTGCTGCCGCCAGTCAAATCGTCAAAAAGTCCCGCAAGGCTGTCGAAGTTCCCCGTCAACGTGTCGAAAGTAACAGTCGCAGCATCATCAATTCGCACGTTTTCGATTTCCATCGCGCATCGCGCCACACGCACTGATCCAGTGTCAACATATGAAGAAAAGTCGTATGTCGCAGATGATGGCGCGGTAGATGGATCAGTGATGCGCAATCGACTGTCCACTACGCTGCAACCTGTCTTGCTGCCGCTAAATGTCGAATGTTCAGTCTGTCGCTGCGTCGTGCCATATATATCAAGGTCTTCCGCGCGCACCACAACTGACGCCGCAATGACGCTTTGGTTGCCGCTTTTGTCATAGGCTTTTATGAGATAGGTGCCAGACTGCGGAGGCACGATAACGCTGTTCGCCGGACGCGCCACCTTATCGATAGCAGTGACCGCGCTGCCAAAACTTGCGCCGCTTTCGACAAAAGAATGTCGGATGCGATAAAATGACAAATCGAGGTCGGCAACCGGCTCCCACTCAAGCAGAATTCCGCTGGGTCCGACATTGAACGAGAAATCCGTCACGTCCGCAGGCGGATCTGATAGATTTTCGACTTGAAACCCAGAAACCGTAGTGAAACCGCCCTTGATGCCGAAGGTGTTGATAGCACGCGCACGAATATCAAAGGTGTTGTCCTGCACATCGAGAATGTCAACGATGCCAAGTTCGCCGAAACCTGCGAGCCTGTAGTCCGTCTCAGAAGACAGTTTGAATTGCACCTCAACCTGATCCACGCGCTCTGGGGATGTTGAAGTGGTTGTGACCACGATCACATTCGTTAGATGCTCGTTAATGATGCGCGCTTCAGATGTAACATTGACGCCAAGTTCCGGCACGCTGAACGGATCGAATAGTGTCGTGTTGTTGCTCTCAAATGCCGTCTCTTCCGCATCCCAGTCGAAAACAGCAGAAGATATTTCACGCAGATCAAGATTGACGACAAGGCTTTGATCGTCCATTGGCGTGAAGGTCCAGTTGATGACTTCAAATGTCTTTTCACTCCAACCGGCGCGCGTATTTGTCAGCTTAATAATGTCGCCGACCTGCACCTGAAATGCTTTCATTCCAAAGGACGCGGAAACTGTTAGCTGCTCGCGATTTCTAAACAGCGCCATCTTCGCAATTCGCTGCGCGCGAGATGCGGTGCTTGTATAGAGAAGATCGAAATCAATGACGCTCTGATCGCCGCCATCAACATTGATGAATTCGGTAGAGGTGATTTGCGGATAGTCGCTGCTAACATAATTTGTTTCAGGTCCGCGAAATGTACCCTGCACTGTGTTGAAATTGTCGCGGCGCGAATGTCGAGTGATGATCTTGATGCCGGAACGCAGATCGTCCTCATCAAAAGATGCTACCGGCGTCGTATAGGCCGCAGCTTTAGTGCGCCACTTGCCTTGCGCATACCAAATCATGCCGCCCATAGCGCGCAGCAATGATTCAATGACATCGATTGGCTTGTCGGAGGTTACGAATGACCCGTTTGTGGTATATCGCGCCTCTGTGCCACCCGCATCAAGCGGCACCGCTTCGTCGCATATATTAGCCGCCGTGATGAACAGCGTGTCGTCAATGTCTGTCGTATTCAGGCCGTAGTCAGATACCAAATAATCGCGCAAGCAAAGCGCTGAGTTTTCGGTCCACTCAGTCACATCAGTGTTTGGGTTGTAGATTTTCTTGCCCTTGACCAAAAAGCTAAGTGCGGGCTCGCCGTTTGGAAAGGAATCGGCGTTAAAATCAAGTCTAAGATAGATATAGCAAATGCCCTGCAAGCGGTGATCTGATGTCCACTTGCCTTCACTTTCATCAACAAGATATTCATCGGCTTGCTGCGTGTCTGAGCCAAGATGTTTTTTGACGCGCACGAGGCCGACATACTTATCTGGAGCCGTAACGTTGCCGTCCACATCAAGCGTCAAGATTTCATCGTCCAGATAGACGCTTGTTATCTCCTCACATTCATGCCCAGCAATTGCGATGACTTGATGCAAGTATCTGCTGCCGTTCGTGACTTCCTTGTAAACGATAACGCCGCCCACGCGAGATTGTCCGTAAATGACGGCATGATCCTGCGCTGGACCGATTTGCGCGACAGAATAGCCGGTCTCACCAATCGTAGATGCAAAGCCACTAGCCCCGCCGCGCGGTTTAGGCGTCAATGCAGACGAGAGGAAAGACAACCCGACGCTGACCGCGAAACTTGTCGCAAAGTAACCGAGCAGCGCGCTTGCGGCGATTGTACCCGCCGCATATGCAACTCCAGTAGAACCAGCCGCCGCAAGCGCCGCGATGCCAATCGAGATAGGATCAGCAGTGGCAGCAGTCGTTGCGGTCAGAAATGCCAGCAAAAATGTGAAAAAAAATTTCATTCCACGCACCAGTAAATGTCTGTTTCTGCCGGTCTATCGAATTCAATCCCGTTTTCAGCAACAAATGCGACCAAATCGCTGACGCATACGCCAAAGCTGACACCAAGAACCGGCATGTTTGCGTCGAGGCGCGCCACAATATCGCCGCGAAACGGCAAACGCCCTGTGCGCCTTTTTAAGCGAGCATCAACCGCTTGAACAATATCATCATGCGGCTCTGATTTCTGCTTCTCTATATATAATTTCTTTGCGGATTTCGCTGAATCATAGCCGCTGGTCCAGTCATCTGCGAAACCCTCGCCCGTCTGTACGCGCACCGCTTCGTTCGCAAAACGCAGACATTCCCACTCGCTCCAGTCAAATTTCCTGTCCCTGACCGCATCGACAAATTCTGCAAGCCGAATGTCCCAGTCGTTGCGTTTCATCCGCGTCCCCATGTGAATCGCTTGTCCTGCAAGTCCTCGACAAACTCAAAGCCCTTGTCGTTGGGAAAGCGCGCCTTCTGATTGGCATCCGTGTAACGGAACACGCGCGGACGCTCCAAGTCGATCAGCTTACTCTCGACGCTCAGGCCGATGGTGGATGTCTCAGCGCCTTCCTC